ACTTCAGCTGGGACTGGTCCCAGTAGAGGTCTCGACCCGATGCCGGGAACGAATAGCCAGTCGCCATGAATGAGGCTGGCAGCAAGAACGGCTCGTTAGGCAGGTACAAGATGTAGTGGCCCGAATCGATTCGGTCAGCCATCACTCCCACCACGCCAAATCCTGCGTTCACATCGTTGTACACTGCATGACTAGATGTGATCGGCCTCCCAACCATCTCGGCAGTTAGCGTATGTGCCGCCTGCTGCACGACGACTGCCTTGCAGGAGCCATTGTTCCTCGGCAGGGACAGCATCTCAATCTCTGCGGTATTCGCCAGCGTCCGATCAAGCCCCAGAGACAACCCGCCATAACCTCCACACAGGTTGCCATCCAGCATCACCTGGGAAGCGGCGAGGTTGCCGGTGTGGATCGAGAAGTCATTCGCATACTTCAGGATCGAGTTGTCTTTGATGCGAATGCTGCCGCCAGTTGACAGCGAAGCAACCTCTATTGCCGCCTTCTTGTAGCCCGTAACAAACTGGTATCCGCAGTTGTCGAAGGTGTTTCCAATGATCTCGTGGTCAGTTCCAGTTGACACATAAATCGCCGGAGTCACGAAGTTCCTGAACGTGTTGTTTGTAAAGCGAACCTTGTCAACATTCTTGAACGACGAAACCAGCGGCGGAGAGATTACCTCGCAACGCAGTCCTCCGTTGAAGGTGTTGTTCGAGACATTGGCCCTGGCAGCGTAAATGGCAATCGGCGTTGCGCCAGGACCACAGTGGAAGGTGTTATTGCGAATCACAGCGTCCCGATACCTGACGCTGATTCCCCTGTTCTGCACGCTCTGCTCGCCAGGGACGTAGAACACATTGTCTGATATCGTGATCCTCCGACCCTCTTCGTGCGGGTTCAGGATGGACACGCCGGAAAGAGTAGAGCCAGAAAGTCGCCCGTTGTTTCCAAACTTGTTGCCATGGATCAACACGTTCTTTACTGCGCCAACGCGATCAGCACTTGAGGAGCTGTGGATCAGTGATGCAGCCGCGCCGCCTGTTGTGTATGCGTGACGCATCCCGCCAAAAGTGCAGTGTTGCGTGTCCGTTCCATTGCAGATCGAGTCGAGGATCCCATACACAAGCCCTGCCTCAGAGTCATACTCGAAGTTCTCAACCGAACTCCAATGGCAGCCATGCCTCCGCACATTTGCACAGTACCTGAAGTGCGTCGTGCCAGGGTTCCACTCTCCGAAGTAGCAGTTGCTCAACTCAACGTCGTGACACCGCTCAAAGTAGAGAGCGGACATGTAGATCGACGGACCAGCACTCGCACTGTAGTAGGCGTTTTTCATGCGGTAATTGAAGTTCCTAATCCTGATGCCTTTCATCATGTTAGGAACAACGGCTACTCGCGGAGCACGCACCACTCCATTCAGAGTGACGGTCTGGTAAACCTCGTCAAGGAAGTCATCAAACACATAATCGCATCGACTGCCGGTCGTGGTATTGCATGTGCCGGTGCTGGCACGGCGATTGATACGCTGCAACTCCATAGGAAAGCTCTTGGTTCCCGTGGCGTGCGGCGTGTTGTCCGTCAGCTGGTTAAAGCCGTAGACAATCACCCAATTACCAGTGGCAAGCTGGTAGCTGTAGGGAACACTGATGACACCAGCTCCAGCTGCGGTGTCCGTCATGTCAGCGTATGGTGCTGATGAATACGAGAAGCCACCAGTGGTGATGCCATCACCCTGCGACTGGTTGTAGGATATCTTCGCGGTGATATCCTCTCGCACAAGCCAGCTGCCCTTGGAACACTCAAGGCCAGTCGGGCTGGTGAATACATGCTCGCCAGTAATGTGGACATCTCGGTCAATCAAGATCGTCGCTGGACGGTCTGTGGCTGCGTAGTATGCATTCGCTGCGGCTACGGCAGAAGCGAACCGCGCGTTGTCCACTCCGACAGTGCCAGTCCCCACGACCGAGATGACGTTGTCCTTGGTTGTCTTGATAGTCGCTACCATGAGTTTGGCCCCAGTCCAAGTACGGTGCAATTAAACTTGCCAGACTCCAAGTAGTTCACCATCAGGATTGGGCCAATTCTTGGGTCAGAGTCAACGGGCTTCTGTGACTCGTACTTCAAGTCAGAGTGGTCCCAGAAAACAAACCTGCCACCGTTATCGATGGTATATCCGGTTGCAAAGAGAGCAGCCGAGATGTCGATGGTCGATCCCTCCGTTGCATACCGAAAAGAAGCTGGAGAGACGTAATCCGAAAAGACACCTGTCGGCCATGCATCTGGGTTCGTGTCGACATAGACTGACGACGCAGACATCGGATAGCCAATGTTGGCGGCAGTCAGGCCATGAGGAAGGCTGGTCACCATCAACGGATTCAAGGCCGGTGACTGGGGTCCAGTTGGCGTCACCCACTGCAAGTCAGACCCCGCTCCAACGCCTAGAACCTGACCATTGGATCCGATTGTGCTTGGAAACGTGTACGCTTGATTAAATCGAATCGCCCCGTTGGCCCCGACATTGATCCGCTCTGTGCCATCTGTCGCAATAGAGATTGGACGAGAGGCACCGCCAGAAGATCCCTTCTCGGTAGCTATGCAGCCTACATTGCCAGACCATCCGATCAGGATTCGCTCGTAGTTGGCGACCGTCTGGTAAGCATTGTAGACGGCCAGCTTATTGGGAGCGGCACCACTCCGCACCTCAAGCAGGTTGGCCTGTGTGCTATGCAAGCCTGCTCCACCATTGCTCGTGCTTCCTAGCAGGGCAGATCTGAATTGAATGTCGGCGTCGTCGTCAACCTTCCACACGCCACCAGTCACCTGAATGTCGCCGTAGTCGTTGTCCGGCACGGTGAGGCTGGCACTGAGAGTAGTGCCAGTCATGGTCAGGCCAGTCCCGATGGTGATTTCCTGCGGGTCACCAGGGCTGGAAGATCCGCGACCAATAAGCCGGGATGCGGCTGTTACATCCTGCATCTTGGAGTAGGTGATGGAGTTCGAGTCCACCAACCAGGACGCCCCGGACGCGCTGACCGTGATGTCGCCCTTATCCCCATCACTTAAGCCGCCATCGGAGCCCTTTTGAGCCAAGATCGTCCAGTAGGCACCTTGGACCGGAGCCTGATTCACGCTGGACTGCAATGCCCTCCAGCTGCTGCCTTGGTGCAGCACGCCATCGTTGGCGGAGTAGCTGGCACTGCCTGACCAGTTACCCTTCCAGACAATACCCGCTGGGCCTGCTGGGCCTGCTGGTCCAGGCGGTCCCTGCTGGGCAGTCAGGTCTCGAATGCAAACGACCCCGCCAGCACGATCAACAAACCAAGCAAAAGCCGGATCGTTTGCCGGACCACCACCCGCAAAGGTAATGACAGTGGGGCCAACCAGACCCAACGAGGCGGCATAGGACTGCGCCTCGGCTGGGGTTGGTTCTGATGGATTGGCTGGGTAGCTTCCCGGCATAGTGGCGTAGGCGTCTGCCGTGGCAGGCACCTCCAGTCGCTCCCAGATCGACCCTGTGGAGTACCAGAGATTGCCACCGGCCACATCCACATAGATGTCGTTGAGCGACGTAGGAAGGCCCAGGGGCGGCCCATTGCCGCGAGACACCTCGGCTTCATTGGTGACAACATTCTGCCATGCACCATCGCCACGGAGGAATCTATTCTGATGACCAGCTGCCGGGGCCGGAACCAGTCCCTTGGTTCCAGCCGCACCAGCGGTTGCACCCGTCATCACGGCAATTCGTGAGGTCGCCGAGGCGGGGCTTACAAATTCAACGCCAGTGGCATCAGCCTTGGCGGTTACGAAGAAAGTGCCAGAGCCAACGTAGGAACCAGGAGTGTCGGCCAGAGCAATGAACTCATCGACGACACCGCTTGCACCAGTACTCGGTTGCCAGCCATCATTTGCGTAAACGTAAAGGATGGAATTGGCCGTGTTGAAGAACTGACTTCCATCAGCAAACTTGCCAGGGGGCAGCGATGCACCCACCTGGATCTGATTGGTGTCAGCATTCAGCGGAGAGAACTTCTTAGACGCTGGCTTGACGTTCGCCATTACTGCTCCACGATCAACTCAAACTTCAGCGGATCATCACCCTCGTCGGGCGACCAGTAACGGCCATTGCGGCGGTTGTAGTCCGCACGAGCAGTCTCTGGATCCGACGCATCAGACCAGAACTCGTGGGTGACCGGGTCACCTGCCGCATCACGATACCTAGAATTATGAACCCGCCAGCGATTGCTACCGTTTCCGCGAGATGCAATACGCACCTGCTGAACGATGTCATTCGCCTTCTGGCTCACCTCCTCCAGGCTCTCTCTCTTACCCGTAAGCGACCGAAGCTGTAGCTCCATCGAGCGAATACGGGATTGCAGTGCCTCCGTGTCGCCCTCCTGCTGCATTCTCGGAGCTGGCTCCGTCAATGACTTGGGAGGACGACCTGGACCACGCTTTACTTCAATCTCTTCCACGTCTTGCCCCACTTTCTAAAGACTGGCTAGTCGAGAGGATCGGGCGTGTAGAACGCACGAATCAGGAGCGACATCCACGGGCGGAGCCACATATAGCTGGCCTTCCGCTCGTACCGGCGCATCCAGGTCACACCACGGTCGAAGTACTGCCAAGTGTCCGTACCCGACAGTTCGCGAGTGCTGACATCGAAGTCGACCATGAAGCCGAACGTCTCCGCCAGCGACTTCGACACCAGATAGGTGTTGGTCGCGGCGTAGGCAGCCTGGGCGTCATTGTAGGTCCGAGTCGTCCCGCCAATGTCGACGTAGGCTCCGCTCTTGTAGAACTTCACCAGCTCGTCATACACCCAGCGACTCATCAGCGGATTGGTCGACCAGCCGTCTCGGCCCATTCGATCAGTCACTGCTGCACACTCGCAGTCCTGGCCGGACTGGGCGCGAGTGATCGACTTCGGTGCAATCATATCCAGGTACGGATACTTCTGGCAGTCTCGCGTCAACATGACCTGATAGCCATTTCCGCAGTCAATCGGGAAACAGTTATACGGATCACGCATGTCTTCATAGACCTGCTCGATAGCACACAGCGGAGCCTCGGAGCAGCCGTTGAGCTTCAGAGAAGGATTCTCGATCAGGTTTGTCCACGGAGCACCCGAACCCTTGTAGCCAGACGAGTAGGTCGTACCGTCGTAGCTGTAGGGGTAGCTGCACATGCCAGCACCCTTGATGTCGAACATCAGGCGAGCGGCATTCTTCTCGTCGATAACATCGAACCAGCGCACACGCTGCTCGATCTGTCGACGCACCTCGCCCGTGGGGTCCACGCACACGAGGTTGCGATGGAGGGCGAAGCTGAAGCTGACGTAGTTCGGCTTCGGCATCGTCCAGCAACGCTGGCGACCAAGCTGGTAGAACCGTGCTGGCTCCTCATCCTCCTCCGACTTTCCGCACAGGTCCGGCGGGGGATCCATGGGGAACTCGCACAGCTTGCGGTCGTTGTAGCTGGAGCAGGGGGCATCCACCCGCGTGACCAGACCACGCAGCAGCGTGGGGGCCATGTCGCAGGTGAACTGAGCCATCTGCCGCGTCACGCACCGATCCAGGAACTGGTCGAAGTAGCTCGCCTTGATGGCAGCCTCTGCCGATTCCTTGAGTGGCTTCAGCGTTTCCTTGCTCTGGATCCGGCCCGAGTTGTTGAACAGGTCGAACACCTGCTTCGGCATGATCCGCTCGAAGAGATGCTTGTAGTCCAGCTCGTTGAAGTCCAGCTCCCGGTCGAGGGCGCGATTGTCTACATCGCGAAAGACTTCTTGCAGGCGTTCCTGGCTAGTCACCGTGCCGTTCGGGGCGGCACTACGGTAGCCTTCGACCAGGAAGTCGTTAATGTTGGTCTTGGACATAATGTCCTCCTAGCTACAGAACTTGCCGACCGCGTTCGTCACGTTGGCAATGGTGAGTGGGGTAGTGGGCGATTCGTCAGCCACCGGGCCAGCGGTCTGGCAGTTGTCGGAGTACTGAGACTGGCAGATACATGGACCATGCTGGATGGCCGTCAAGATCGGAGTATCGCCTTCGCCAGCGACTGCGAACTTGGTGTTGCTCACAGCAGATCCATCGAGATACGGGATGAATCCAGTGACTCCACCGACAACCTCGGTTGCCGAGGAGATGTCGAATTGGAACAGACCGCAGGTCCAGACGACCAGAACGCGATCCACGCCGGGCCGAACGAAATCCTGAACGACGCCCTTTACGGGGCTGTTCTGGATATCAGACACGCTGCTCGTGGAAGAGAACGGACGAATCATGTTCGTCGTCGTATCGAGGAACACCCAGCAGTTCGGAGCGGGGATGCCCCATTCCGGGTCCACCGGCAGTTCGTAGTAAGCATGGTCGTACTTCCGGCGAAGCCCGACGTTTGCATGGTTGGTTGCAGTACAAGCCATCGTGAAACTCCTTTAGAAGCGGTTCTGAAAACCAATCTTATTGATGGGGGCCGAACCGCTGGCATACGCTGCGCCACTCGTACTGTCGGGCGTCGAGACACCCGGCTCCGGCTGGCTGACATTGGCGGTCTTGCTGGCCTTGATTTCTGCCAGCACTTCACGGATCTGCTCTTCTCCAAGCGGAAGAAGGCTCTCGACAAGCCTCTCGCTGACAGCAGAGCCTAGGACTTCTTTCGCCGCTTCGTGGATGTGCTTTTGCTTCGCCGCACGTTCTTCCACCGCCCGATACTCGGAAAGCGTCGACTCGACTTCATTTAGCTTCTCCTGGAGAGATTCCTTCTCAGCCACGACCTTGGCAAGTTCTTTCTGGGCCACGGTCAACTCGTTCTTCGCGGTATCCTCGGCGAGGATTTCGTTGCGCAGCTGCTCGACCAGTTCGGCGTGCTGCGTCTTCAGGGTCTTAAGATCCATCTGTACTGTCTCCGATTCAAACAATGAGCGGTTCGTTCCGCCTCGATAGACAGCGGCGACCCCGTCCACTTCGATTAAACGCTCGACATGGAGGATACCCCCCTCGTCCACTTCTCCCTGGTACACACTGACCTCATGGGACAGAGGGACGTTTTCGGGAAAATGCTCCGCGTCGTAGCAGATCTTTTCCGTTAGCTCGTCCGCAGGGTTCAGGTGCCAGTCGTAATAACTCGCGGCCTTGTCGGTCCCGAGACTACGAGCTGTTCCGTTTCGCAGCTGGCCGTTCTGGCTGTGGTAGTCACGGTCTTCGCGGTTATGTCCACCACGAACCGTCACAGGCAGATTTTCGCAGAGAACCGAGGAGTCCTTGATCGCAGCATCCTCGTAGACTCGGCCATTGCGACTGGTGCGCCCAAGGACTTTCACGCCCTTGATGATCCAGTTTTCCCGGTCCACAGTGGAACCGCGAAAGTCGAAGCTCTCGACAAGTCGTTCTGGTTTCATGGCACTCCTATATATGAAGAGGCTGTCAGCTTCCCTGCTGGCTTCCGTTCACAGCCTCAGGAGGATTATTAGTAGACAGATCTGCGTCAGTTCGCACTGGAGTTGCTTCTCGAACTTTCAACTCATAGACCATCTGCTCGTCATCAACATCCATGCGTCGATTGATCTGCTGGGCGGACACAACTCCCTCGCGATACAACTCCAGCATCACATTCATTTCTTTAGCCCAGTCGCGTATGGCTGCTGTCGGGTACTCGGCACGAATGCGGACAGACGACTGCACTGAAGCCAACTTGGCCGCAGTCCAACCCAGCTTCCTGGCAACCGCCTGCCACATGAGGCTCACATCCTGAGCAGACTGGTTCTTCTGCTCACGCTGGATCCGCAAAGCGAACGGACCTTCGGCTGCAATCAGCGAAGAGCGGTTCCCGGTATTTGCGTCACCAGTCGCCATAAACTCTGGGATTCCATAAACATTTCCCAGGATTCTCTGAAGCGACTGGATCAATTCAACGTATTGAGTGGCGCGGACATTCATGCCGGGAAGCTCCAACTCCGCTCCCTTGACATGCACGATCTGCCCAGGGTTCGGCCTGCCGTCGTTTTCCTGGACCATCTTCTGGGTCTGCTTAGCGATGTTCCGCAGTGCATCCGCAGTGGTCGCGGCTTTGTGGGTGTAGACCGCAGCGAAGCTGGACTGGGTGATCGCCAACTCCACCATGGCGTTGATCACCTCCTCCAGTTGCTTGCAATGGCAGTACACATCGTAGAAGGCAGGCACCCCTCTCGGGTCGTTCATGTCCACCCCAGCCTTGCCTGACTGGATGTTGGAGGCTGGCTCGAACAAATACTCAGAAGTTTTTCCGAGTTGGGCATTTTGCCCAATGCGCCTTCTCCAGTAGCCCAGGATGTTGCAGGCATCGTTCAGGTCGGTGACCACGCCGAACTCGCCCAGCCAGACATGGCTGCCGACGACGGGGACCATCTGTCCTCCAGCATTGAGCATGCGGATTTGGTCCAGGGGGCCATTGGCCGTCACGGCAGACTGGATGAAGGACGGAGGGCGGACATCCATGGGCTCGATGAACCGGACCCATAGCTTGCCGTTGGGGTAGAAGCCGAACTTGCGAAACCACTGGCCGTCCCGGTAATGGCGGCGGACGGTTTCCTCCTGGAGCAAGTACCAGCCTGTGGCGTTGCCCAGGTCCACCTCCTCCATGATGTCTTCGATGGCACCCTCGATCCGCGTCAGAGTGCTTTGGGTCACCGACTTCCCCGTCTTCCGCTGGGGGATGTACTTGTGGCCCTTCGCCACGCAGTAGGAGACGAGGTGTTCGATCATCGCCCGGATGATGGGGAACCTCCATAGCTCGAAACCGACGCGGTACATGTGGTCCATGCTCATCGCGTCGTAGTAGGGAAGCCTCTTGCCACCGTCCTCCCAGTAGCCGAACGTGCCAAAGCCGTTCCACCCTGACTGGCAGAGGGCCTGCCTCGACAACCCGCCCAAGCGATTCGACAACTGCTCCATGATCTGGAGTTCACCGCTTACAGATTCATCGATCATTCCGCGATCATCCTCATCAGCTTGCAGGCCATGTGCAGGGCATCAGGCCCGTCATCATGTCGCCCGTGGGGGAACTGTTTTAGCTGCGACACAAGGATCTCAGTACCCTTGTCACGAACAAACATGAAGTCCTGGTGCCGAACCGAACCGTCCAGCTCCATGATCCTGTTCTCTTTGTTCATCCGCATTTCGTCCTCAATAGGGATGATGGGAGTGACAACCCCCGCATCCTGGAGACGGTCGGCGGCGATGTTCACAATGAAACTCTGGAACTGATTGGCATCCGAACCAATGATGTCCGGCTGGACAGGCAGGTCGCGAATGAACTCTATCAGTCGCTCAATAGTCTGGTCCGGTCCCGTGCGCTCCAGTGAAGCCTTGACGTACAGGCGATCCGAAGATTTCGTGACAGCCAACGCCACGATGGCAGAGTAGTCGGAGTTCTTCAGGTCTCGACCCAAAGCATGGTCGACAGCAATGGCACAATACAGAATGTCCTGAGGAAGCTCGTCGCACCACATCGTCACTTCATCGTTGTCGACAAACAGGTTGCCGTCCCACAGGTTGCCATCGGGAGTGACGGGATTGCCTTGATACATCGTCTCCCAGATGTGCCTAGGGACGGTGTGCTTAGCCTCCAGCAACTGCTCGATGGGGTGCAGATCAGGACAGAGCGGCTCTCCCTCCTGTCGCCAAACATCGCCCTTGTGATCCAGCTCATCCTCAAGGGCGATGGCCTTAAAGACCGCCTCGTGCCACTGGGGGCCATAGATCCGCTTCTCTCGCAGGATCTGACCAATCAAGTCGTCCGGTGACCAGCGCGTTCCGATCAGCAAAACCCGAGCGTCCTTAGACAATCGCTGGCTTGCGACAGCTTGCCAGAACTGCATCCACTTCACCTGGAAGGTGGCACTCAGGGCTTCCTCCATCGACTTGCAGATATCGTCGATCACCAGGAGATCCGAGGGAAAGCCCGTGAGCGGCGAACCCCAACCAACCGAACGCATGCTGCCCCGGTAGCCTTGCAGGAACCAGTGGACCTTACTGCGATTGCCCTTGTCCACTTCCACCCCGAACAGGTGTCCATACTCGGTAAGCAGGTCGCGGCATTGGGAGCCAATGTTTTGTGCGCGGTCGTCGCCGTAACTGACAATCGTCACATGCTTGTTCGGATTCTTTGCCAAGTACCGGCTGGCAAACAGGTTAGCCGCAACCGTACTCTTGCCGTGCTGACTTGGGGCTGAAATTGCCAGCCGCCGGATCTCACCTTTCTCCAACGGGTGCAAGTACTTATGCTCCAACACACGGAGCCAGGGGTAAGCCTGGAAGTTCTCACCCAAAGCCACTCGCCCCCAGCCAATCGTGCTGGCTTGGGCAAGCATAGATGCTAATTGTGTTGAATCCAGGGCCGCTGTACTCAAAGCGTTTTCTCCGACACCCGATTGACTCCGCCCATTTTTGGTGGCAAATAGATATCAAAGGGGGACACTAGGGTGAAAAAACGACTTACTCGGTACGAGATGGCCCAACAGCTCCGCGAGGAAGCTGAGGAACTACTGCGACTTGCCATCGAACTGGAGGGTAGCCACAGCCGGGTTGAACCCGAGGTATCAAGCCATATCCAACGCAAGGAGGGGCTGACCCTTGAGTCATTGATCGAAGCCATGGATGGCAAGATGCGCCGCAAGCAAAGCCTCTCTGAAATAATGGGCGTTCCCATGGAGCGTCTTGATGAACTGATGACCAGGGAGAACGGGTTCCACATGACCGAACGCGGGTGGTGGAAGTACGACCCTACATAGCACAGCGGACAGTGATCACCTCAGCGTACACGGTGTATCGATCTCCGCTCGACTCAATGACCCGGACACGCATCTGGTGCTTCCCCTCTGGAAGCAACGCTGTCTGGGCTGGATCTAGCGTCAGCGACACCTCTCCGTTGGCAGGGGGGCCAACAGTGACTGCGCCAGCCGGAAAGCTGAATGTCTGGATCGCACCTGCGGGGCAATCGCCAATGGCAACTTCGATTGTCTGAGCAAACGACAGGTCGTAGATCCCTGATGGATCGCGAGGGTCAGCAATCTGCAACAGCAGGTGCCTCGTGTCATTCTGGTAGATCACCCTTACGGCCATATCTTGCGACCCTCCAATACGTCGTATCTTACGCGGCCCTGGACCGAGGGGACCGATATACCTCCCGCCAGCTCTGTTAGTTCTACAGAGGCATCCAGCACAACATCAATCTCTGCGACGACTCCAGCACTAATGCAGTAGGCGGACTCAAGTGTTGCCGCCACTGAGCCCTGAGTCGGGATGCCGCCTGTTGCCTGCGAGATAGAGTCGCCAGTGGTAGCCAACCCTACCGCGATAATGCTCACAACACCAGCTGCACTAGCCGATGCATCTGTGGTCGAAGAGCCTGTCCCAATGAGCCCGACAAATGCGGACGCTGAAGCCAGCGCATCGTCGGTGGTTACCGATGAAGAGCCGACATCGGTGACCAATCCACTCGAACCACATTGACAGCCAGTGGATGTAGCACCTGATCCAATACTCGAAACAACTGCGGCACACTGAGAAACAGCTTGATCCAGCTGAACGGTTGCAGATCCAAAGAATCCAGATCCGCCTACAGCGGACGATGCAGCACTGCCGGTTGTCGCGGCTGCCGTACCCGACACACCAACAACTCCAGCAGCAGAACAGCTGGAGTCACCAGTGACGCAAGAAGCAGTTCCGATTACAGCGACCGAACCACTGGCAGCCGAAGAGGCATCGCCCAGCGTCGTCGATGCGGAACCAACTACTTTAACTTGGCCTGAAGCCGAGCAAACAGAACTGTCTGTCGAAGCTGATGCCGCCCCAGTGATTGTTTGCAGGCCAGACGCGGATGATGTCGCTGCATCTGTGATTACTGCACTACTGCCTGTGATCGTCTCTGCGCCTAGCGATATGGCGACACGAGACAGCATGCTCCTGCGGCGGAAGCCTGCCCCAGGTCCAGAACCAAGCTCTCGAACTTCCTCACTGCTGAGAGAACGATTCCACAGTCGGATGTCTGCTATATACAGATCATTCGATGCTTCAGCAGCAGCTGAACTGATGCGGCCACCAATGCCGATCCCGTAAGCCGATGTGGAACGAATCACATCGCCGCTATTAGATGCCGTGCGGACGGAAACTCCATCTCGATAGAGATTGATCGTCGCCTGCGCCGCCGAGTAAGTCACACACCAATGAGACCATCGACCATAAGTGTCAGTCGTGACCGAAGCAGTCAATGGGCTCAGTGATCGCTGCGTGTACGGATCACGCATCTGGAACTGGATATTGCCTGCATTAGTCCACAGCAGGCCAAACCTTGCACCAGTTAGTGCAGTGGCAGTGTCCTGGTAGATCGCAGCGGTCGTCGCTGGAGTGGCAACCAACCAGACCCAACAGGAGATTGTCGCCTCACCCTGACCAAGGAGCGAAGAAGATAGAGGCGGAATAAATCGCCCAGTGGCGTTCGCCTCTTGGAAATAGGCTGAGCTGAACTGCTTCGTTACCCAGTCAGTGGCATTCGTTCGATTGTTCGCAGCCGCGTGGTATCCGCGAGGCCCAACATCGAAGAGCGTTGAGCCTGTCGAACCCAGCACCGGCATCCACGCAGCCCAGAGGTTGCGATGCAGGTGCGGAGCATCGCTCTGATCTCCAGTTGCGTAATCGGACCAGCTGGGATACCGCATTGGTGGCCTATTCGTTAATGACCACTCGTCGCGGAACCAGGATTACACGAGAGCCATTGTCAGTGGCAGTAATCTCATCCCTGACCGCCTGCCCCAGGTTGTTGTCGGCAATCGCCACCACATACCGTCCACGCGGTCGCCAGATCACTGGCTGCTGCTCTAGCACGGTGTTGGTGTCTGCCGTTGCAATCAGCACAGACACTGGAGGTCCAGCCTGCTTGATGTTGGCGTCACTGCTGCCGAGCGTGTAGGAGCCAGCACTGCCAGTTACCTTGGCGGGCCAGTTGGTGTTGTCGTAGCTTGACAACAGGTAAAGGTCCATCGTGTTACCGGCAGTGGGGGCAGTCCCGGTTTCAATACGAAAGTAGACCAAGTATTCGTCAGCGTAGTTGGCACCGAGGTCTGCCGATGCACTCATCTGCGCCGTAGCGTTCGCCTGCCCATCAAAACTCAGCGTGTGCGTCACGCCAGAGGCACCGCTCTCCCCGAAGACGATTGCCGTCCCCTGTGTGATCTCTACATAGTCGGGCAGTGCCATGCGTTACACCTCGCTCGGGATCGGTTGGATTTTGCCGTCTGGCCGCCAAGGGGACACTGCTTCACCGACCTGAGAGATAGTCACCTGACCAGGGCGCGTACCCAGCTGGTTCAGCGCGGCCAACTCATTTGCCGAGAGGATCCCTGCGACATTGAGACCAGCCAGCATTTGCTTCACATCCTGGTTCTGAAAGTCCAACCCACCATTGGATGGGTGCAACCACCGAAGACCCCTCGCCACCACGGACGATCCACTGTTGCCAGTGGAGGCGAAGCTCTCCAGCTTGGAGAAGATGCTTTCGCCCATGATGGGACCGACCGCCGCGAACACGGCCCGCTCCGTATACAGCTCACCAGTCGGCTCCGGGTCCGCCAGCAGAGATAACGCATCGGCCACCAGCTGGTCGTCTCCCTGCTCGATAGCCAAGCGGAGATCCGGGTCAGCCAGGATCGCGGCCCTGATCTGTTCAGCATCCATCAGACGTTGCCTTCGGTGATGACAAAGCTGGTGATGGAGACGGCAGCACCACTGGAGATCGACGTAGTGTTCAGGGTTAAGTCTCCACCGCCGCCGGTGGCTGTCACAGTTCCCTGGACAATCGCCGTTCCGTTGGTGCTATTGATAATCCGAAAGAAGGTTGCCGTACCAGTCGCATTCGCTGACGAGTCCTGCGTGATCGCGTTCAGCGTCAGAACACCGCCAACGCCTGTGCTTGCCGCCGGTGCGAGTGCTGTACCGCAGGTTAGCTCCGCCAGAAGCGTGTTGCCGCCACCCGTGGCTGTACCCACGTTGGCGGGAGCGGTGCCGGAATAGATCCGCAGCACAGCGGAAGTGCCAGCTGATGCGGTGATTTCATCGGCGCGGTTATTGCGCAGCGTTGTGTCGAATGACAGTGCCATGTGGCCCTCCAGTGATCTGATCGTGGGATTCCCACGGATGATCGTAACTGGCAGGGCAGGGCAGTCCGCTCGTTGCTGTGAGAGAAACAACTGGAGGCGCAAAGAAAAGGGTCATGGCCGCGTCAACAGCCATGACCCGTGATTCGTTCGGATGGCCAGGAAAGCAATCCCAAACGAGGTAACTATGCTGGATACTGTACCAGAACCCTATTCCTTCCGCAACCTTGCACCGGGGACCGTGAGATCCTTCACGAGGAAGCCGTTGGTCATCTCGTTGTTCTTGAGCCGGATCGACTCGGCGTCCGAGAGCCTGCGGCAGACCTCCCAGAACTTCTCCTGCTTGACGACCTCTCCACCGCCGTCGTAGGTGGTGACCTCCACCTCCTGAACAAGGAAGCCGCCATCGGTCCAGGCCACTCGCCCAAAGGTCTCCACGGTACGCATGGCTGGATCCTCCCCCACGGCAAAGGCAGTCGCTACCGCCGCCACTGCCACAATCGCAATCTAGCTGTAAATAGACATTACCACTTCACCTTGTCGGCCCAGTAGGCTGCCGACATCTTTCCTTTCTTGATGTTCTTCGCATGTCGGGCCTTGAAGGCAGCACGACGCTTTCGATCCTTCTCAGACTCCCCCTGCCGTGCAGGACTTCCGCTCACACCCTGCTGGCCGAAGCGGATGATCTTCTCCTCCCCGCCCTGGCATGCCTTCACGACATGGCTCTTGGTGGGGTGATTCGGGGTCCGCTTCGGTTTGTTGCAGGGCATGTCCGCCTTGCTGATCTTCTTCTTAGCTGCCTTCCGTTTCGCCACAGGTTCCTCCTTGAAAATCGAACCGCATCTACTCCTCACCACCCCAGGGGATGGTGATCATCACCGAATGCTCCATCGTGGACGCATCCAGCACCGGACGATGGCAGGCCCTCGCCGCAGCCAAGAGAGCCACGGCGTAGCTGTCCTCGTACCAGTCGCAGCCCAAGATCACCGCGTCCGCACCCAGCACCGAGGTGACATCGTGCAGATAGGTATCCGCCCCGCTGACCCAGTCGTTCCTCGACGCGAAGTAACGGATGAGCAGGGCGTCCAGCTGGAACCCCTCTGGCAGCTCGCCAATGACAAAGTATCTACTCTTCATTTGGTCTTCTTGATCCGCTTCTTGGCCGCTGTGTTGGTGGCGATCTTCACCGCCTTCTTGCATCCCTTGCAGCCGCCGATATTAGCTGGCTTCTTGCCCATCTTCACACTCCTTCTTCAATAGCTCGAACAGACGATCCAAGGACATCAGCACCATGGCGGGCTTGCGGTCCTGCCGAAAGACTACCGCATCGCAGGCTTCTGGCACCTGCAAGAATGTGGCAATCGACTTCCGCCGCTTGGCCTGAATCTTCAAGCCTGCCAGCAGGAGGTCGACCGTCTCGTGCTCTCCCAGTGCCTTGCCATTGCTGCCCCAGGCCCGTTTCGCCGGGAGGCCCCGCTCCGCAGCCAGATTGACAATCTCTCGTTCCAGGTCGTTACCCCTGCGTTTGTTCGGATGTACCACGGGGGCGACCTTTCAGACCATAGTTGATGAAGTCTGCCACCGTGCCTATGGAGCACTGGTACATCGCAGCAATTGTCTTCTGCTTCATGCCACCGAGGTACAGCTTCCGCATTTGCAGGATGTCCTTATCAGAGAACCGGGACATGCGACCTCGCGAACCTCGTCGATACAACCCACTCGTCATTGCTAAACCCTCGTCGATGGCGGAGCCATCACCCCAAAGATCCCCCTGGTCTGCCGACAGTCGTTCTCCAGGTACGCCATCGCCCTGGGCCTGTCGGTCGCATACGTTCGCCACCAGCCCTTGCCGCTGACGCTCTCCACAATCTTGCCCCCGGAGCCGAGGCAGTGGCCCACCGCATCGAGGGACCACTTCGTGTCGCGGTTGTATTGCCCCAGCAACCACAGGGTCGCGGTGTCTTGAAACAGCGGATGCCAGTTGGTGTACCGCCCCTTCACGACCACCGCGTCTGTAGGCACCTTCACGCCCAGCGACCAGCTCCGCCGCACGATGAAGGGCAGGTCGAAGCCGAGGATGTTGTGGCCCACCATTTCTTTCGCCCGCTTGCTGCACTCCCGAAACAAATCCCAGAATTCCTCCAGGATTTTTCTTTCATCCCCTTCTATTGCCCGGAAATTATCTTCTTCCAAAACCCCGATCACCAGCACGCGACCGAGGTGGGCGAACAGGCAGGCCGAGTCCAGGAACTCCTCCCGCTTCTCTGCCGTGTCCGCGTGGTGCTTGCCAGCCTTCTCCGCCGCTTTCAGGACGTAAGCCTCGTGGGCTTCCTGCACGCGATCCTGGTAGCTGGCGTCCGTGTCCTTCTTGAGCCGCTTCACACTGGCAGCGTCAAAGGGCCGGTGCTCGAAGGTCTCGTTGCCGGGAGCGAACTTGCTCCCCAAGATGCCGTCCTGCGGCCCCGTCTCAATGTCAAAGAAGACCATTCACAAACCCCCACCTTGTCAGAATGTCGAATCCCCTGAACAGGAACCTTAGCGTCTATGGACCATTGCGTAAAGAGGGCTTTGCCTGTAGAATCCGGGGGTCTGCTGATCATCGTCTATAGGCTGGCCGGTGCCTGCGCCGCGTGCAAACCCGGGCCACTCCGTCGCGAGTGGTGACTCCCAGGAAATCAGACTACTTCTGGGTGGTGCCAATGGCTGCGAAAGCAACTCCTTTGAGGTGCATGCGTGACGCAGCCCAGTCGAAGCCATCAAAAGCAAAATGAATACTGTGGCCGACTTAAAAGAAATCTCCTCTCGCCGTCGTCTCTACGCCGGTGCCGCTTGCGGTGAATGATTCACCCCAACTCGCGGAGGCCCAAAGGGGACGCTGAAATCCAGCGGTTGGATCAGGGCCTGACCATGTGATCCAAGGGGCGTAACCGCCTCCTGTCCTGCTTTTCCTCGTGCATCAAAAATGCACTTGGGGGGGTAGGGGGGGGCGTAGGTCAGCACAGGATGTGATGACAGAAGCTAGGTACGCGACAGCGTGCCTGGGCCGCAAGGCCGTTTAACGAGACACTCACACAAGACGAGCGAACAGCACGGACCAACGGGTAGTGCTGTGAGTCGAGTGCGAGCAGCGCGAGCGTCCCACCATTCATCGACCAACGGGAGATGAACTGGACTGCCATCGGTACTGGATCGCGGTGAAGACCGGGTCGCCGCCTTGGCGGATGGCGGCGCAGACTCGGTCGGAGGGGCCGTCCGGATGGCGGACCCGACAATGCAGCTCGCGTCAGCGAGCTGTTAGGGGTGCGTCAGCACCCCGGTACTTGTCCAGGTTGTGTCTCGTTTATTGGGGTTGGAGTTAAGGGAAGGTGCGCCCGTCACCAGCTACCCAAAGTCAGTAAGGGGATTCGAGATCCTGGCGGAGCAGTAGAATGGACTCGTCCCACCAACCCACAGGAGAACCCGTCATGGAATGGATCGAACCCGAAGGCGATTCACTCGACCACCAGACCGATGTGATCTACACCGCCTTGTATGGCGTCCAGGTAGCCCAGGTTGTCGGTGCCAACCCCTATGACGGAACCACCGTCTTTGGCCTCCTCTTCGACCCAGACGAAGAAGCGACCTACATCACCCGTGAATGTGCCGAACGGATTGTCGCCTGCCTCACCGAAGCCATTGCCCAATCCCAGCTGCTCTTCGGGCAAGAAGAGTAGTGCGTTTTATTTGGCAGGATCGATAGCCTACGAGGCATCAAAAAACCTCGTGGCAGAATGTGCAAAGATCTACCCCAAAATGACCGGGAAAGGGATTTCCCCGGGGGTACCTTACTCGTCGACAGCAGGCCCCTCGGCCTCCAGCAGGGGAGCATCCTTCTCCCCCGACAGCTTGTCCAACAGTTGATAAACACTATCTAAATCACCCACGGCGATTTGGGTAAAGTTGTTGTTGGTCACCTTCTCCTGACGCGCTGCCGTCATCAGGTCCAGGTATCGATGCTGGTCCTTCTGCACCTGGGCCTCCATGGTCGCCAGGATCTGGATGGCCTTGGTGGCAATCCTCCCATCAGGGTGCTCCACCAACTCCATGGCCTTCAGCAAAGCCTTCTGCTTCACCTCGTCAGGGATCTCCCACCGCTGCTCCATGGCCTTCAGCACCATGTTTAAGTCGCGGCGGTAACGCTTATCGTCCTCAAAGAGAAGATCTGACATAAGAAAACCTTGACAAAAAGTGGTCGAATTCTCGCTTAAGGTCGGTTGGCCTGGCACCCCCCGTTGGGGTGGGTACGGGGAGGCTCCTTGCCTAGCTTGACATGGGACACTCACATTGCTGGGGAAGTGAGTGTCGGTGGTCAAGTGGGCTTGGCACCACCCATGGACACCGGACCGTGGCACCAGAGTGTGACACTTGCGGCAACCCGCAACCACCACCACCAGACCACCAGACCGCCCTCCCCAGAGACACCAGAAACGCGGCAAGCCCAAGCCCTTGGTAGGACACCCGGAGGGCGGGTTGACCCCGGGGGGAGGCAGTGTAGCCAAGCCCCGGTCGACACCACAACCAACCACCCCATTTTCGCCCCCAGTCGACACCCTCAGGAAGCCCCCTAGGAGCCCCGCTAACGAGACCGACACTCGGACGTACTGGTGGTCGGAAAATCGTCCAGCGTCGATCCTGATCGATTTTCGGGTTCCCGCAAACATAAACACACCGCGCCACTGGCATTTAAACATCGTCGACGCAAGTCCTTACGCCACAAGGACTTACGCAAAAAGTCAAAAGCATAGTAACATATATGTTTCATATTGCTTTATAAAGTAACCATAAACATCGTCGTAAGTCCATGGCACATAAGGACTTAAAATTTCCCGAATTCTGCCCAAATGCGGTTGCAATTGCCTATTGACAATCACTAGAATGCAAGCCCCGGGAGACACCAGTCACCCGAGTGGGACACCGATCCTCCTCCTCCTCCTCACAAGGAACCATGACCATGACCACCAGCACCAGCACCAGCACCAGCACCACGGGCAAGGGCAAGGGCAAGGGCAAGCCCCGCAAGCCCACCACCCACCGTGGTGTCATCGTGTGGCAAGGGGCTTCCCTGATCGACGGTTCCCCTATCGTCGTAATCGCGACCATGAAAACGTCAAACCGCAAGACTGGTGACATGGTGCAAACTTGGATTCTCCGTACCGATATGACACCAGTCGACGCGGTATCGACTGGTGCGGACGATGCTATCTGCGGGGATTGCCCACTACGCGGGGTGGGCGGAAAGGATCGGGCTTGCTATGTCAACGTCGGTCAAGCCCCGCAAGCGGTTTACCGCGCGTTCCATCGTGGTGCCTACCCGGTTTTTGATGCCGAAAAACATGGGTGGTTGTTCGCCGGTCGTGGTCTGCGTTGTGGTGCCTACGGGGATCCGACCGCAAGCCCTCTGGATGCTTGGTTGCCCCTCATCGCGATCACGGGGAAGCGCAGGACGGGTTACACCCACCAGTGGCGCAACTGCGATCAGGCGTGGCGCGAATTCCTGATGGCGTCGGTAGAGACACTCCCGGGTGCGGAAACCGCCATCGCAGCGGGATGGCGTACGTTCCGCCTGCGTCGTGCCGATCAGCCCCTGATGGCGGGGGAACGCGTCTGCCCCGCGTCTGATGAGGGTGGGAAGCGGAAGACCTGCGACCAGTGTTTCGGCTGCTCTGGCACGCAGTATGGCAAGGGCGGTTACGCCATCGTCGGCCACGGATCCGCCCCCAAGCTCCACGCGATCAGTCTGGTGATGGCATAGCCTATAGACCAGTCGAAACGTCCCTGATATGGGGGCGTCACTCCGGAGTAGCCTACCGGGGTCTGACGAGACAGGCCAAACCACAACCACATGTACAAGGGGCAGAACGATGAAGGTCAAAGCGAGCATCAACGGGGAGTTTCTGGTGGGAAGCATGACCAAGGAGAACACTTCGGTATCTATGTGCTGCGTGCGGGCGATGATCAGGACGGAGGGCTTTAAAGTCACGCTGCGTGTAGACACCGATGGTCGGCACTTCAACTATCTGTGGGTGACGGGGTCCAAGGCAGCGGCGCAGAGACTGTGCGATCTGCTACGCGGCATGTCGCACTACGACTATTCCTACGCCGTGGCGAAGGGGCTCATCGTCAACAGCCCGAAGGACATGGTGTCTGACCTCTAGTCGAAACGTCCCGCTATGGGGCGTCAATCCCGCGCTGGCCTGCGGGGTTCTGATGAGACAGGCTGACACAAGGAGAATGACCATGAACGACAATGACCGCTTGGTAGCGACGAAACTGCTGGAACTGGTGGTCCAGCGCGGCTTGGTGATGAACGTCGACTACGGTGATGGGCCGGTGCTCGACCGCCCCTCCGGCGACATCCAACTTCTGCTGCGGGAGATGAACGCCACGGGTGACGAACTGCTGACGCTGCACGATGCACACACCGGCAACGTGGTGGGCTGCGTGCGTCTCATCTACGGGAACGGGGACTGGGAACTGATCGCCGACAACTCAGACAGTGCGGAGCCGCTCTGCCAGGAGGTGTCCGACTGGTGCTTCCAGCAGGAGCGGTTGATCACCCGCGTGGCCGTCAGCCTATGGGGCTGGGACCGCGCGCAACTCTTCGACCCCGGCGTGGACGAGCGCCGCGCCTGCGACCTCTACGCAGCCGACCACGAGTACTGGCTGAACGACTCAGGGAGCACCACGCTCACCGTCTGGTACTGCACGACTGATGGCGAACCCTACTGGTCCCACCAGCGCAAGATTTCCTGACCTCCTCCTCCTCCTCCTCCACGCAACGAAAGGGTTTGACAATGAACGAATTCAACTGGACGACGCAGCTACGGAAGCGGGTCGACCGCATCAAGCAGATCGCGCTGGAACGATACGAGAGGGGTGGTGATGTCATCATCGAGACCATGACGGATGAGGAGATTGCAACGGAGTTCTCCTCAGTGCGAGATGCGACGGGCTTCATGCGGGACCACTTCGATGTGCGTGAGGAGCGTGGGGGTTGGTAAGTCGAAACGCCCCGCTACGGGGCGTCATCCCGGAGTAGCCTACCGGGGTCTGACGAGACAGGCTGACACCAGGGGAATGACCATGACCACGATTTACGCAACGCCCGATGGACTGGATCGACTGCAAGACCGCGTGCAGAAGCACGCCAGCAAGGCCCGCAAGTTGGGCCAACCGGCCCCCACCATCCAGACGCAGGTGATCACGGTGATCCCCGTCGTGGATGGACTGTTCGACCACTGGTCGCAGTACAGTTTCTACCGCGTGACGGTCAGCGGCACCGTCCCCCACATCAACGGCTGGACGCCCGTGGCCCGCGTCGAGCCGGTCCAAGGAGGCACCATGGTCCACCTCGCACCGGGGGTCGATGCGGTCGATCCGAGGTGGCGGGAGTGGGGCAACACCTGCGAGCACTGCCGGACGAAACGGCGACGGACCGATCTGGTGGTGCTGCGGCATGACGACGGGCGCGAGATGGCGGTGGGCCGGAAGTGCCTTGCCGATTTTCTGGGGGCCGAGGGAGCGGAGGTGTCGGTCGACTGGTGGTTTAAGCCGATCCAGTTCGGCGACGACGACTACCTCGGAGGCATGGGGTCGGTGCTGCCGACACCCGCGCAGGCCATCGCCCATGCCAGCGCGGTGATCCGCGCAATCGGTTACGTCAGCAAGGCGGCTGCCGAACGAGATGGCGTGCTGCCAACCTCGCACCCGGTCCAGTTGTTTTTGCGAGACCAGGAGCAGTTCCAGCGACAGTACGGCAGGGTGCAGGTCGACGACCACGACATGCAGACCGCGTCGGAGGTGCTGGGCTGGTGCCTGTCGCAACGCGACTCGACCAGCGACTACCTGCGGAACCTCGCGTTAATCTGCTCGCAGGACTTCGTGGCGTGGAAGCACCTAGCCTACGTCGTCTCCTCCATCCCTGCGTGGCAACGTGCCATGGCGGAGAAGATGGAGCGTGCCGCAACGAACGAGAAGCCCAAGGAGTGGATCGAGCAGGACAAGGTCAAAGGACTGCGGGCCACGATCCGCCGCGCGACGGTCAACGACGGCTACTACGGCACGACCACCATCATCTCGATGATCGCCGAGGACGAGGGGCAGCAATACCCGCTCGTCTGGTTTGCCAGCGGCACGCACGATTGGCGACCTGGAGAGCAGGTGGAGGTGAGCGGCACCGTGAAGGACCGCCGGGACGACGACCGCTATGGCAAGCAGACCATCTTGACCAGATGTAGGCTAGTTGAGGTTGACGCTCAATAGCCTGCGGTGTATGATGTGGTTCCAAGCACAGCCGAAACGCCCCTACGATGGGGCGTCATCGCCCGGTGACCTCGGGCGGTCTGACGAGGCAGGTTACCTCGACCAACGAAAGGGTTTGACAATGGCAACGAAAGAACCGATGCGGCGAATCCTCTTTTTCCCGGTCTCGCAGGAGGACCGCATCATGTCTCTGTTCGCCGAGTTCGTCGAGAACAACAGGATCCGGTGCGATTTTCGCGTGGTCGGAGACGGACAGTGGCGCATGCTTCAGGCCCGCGCGTATCCGCAGGCGATGCGCCGCCTGGATGACTGGGCGACGGGCTTCGCCGCACGCGGTGAACTGAGCTAACCAACCAACGCAAGGAGAGTAACGATGACCAAGTATCTCAAAGTCCGATGCCGCGCCTTCTCGTGCGAGGGTGTGCGGCTGAATAAGATCATGATCGATGGCGACACGATCCGAGTGTACGACTCAGTGGCTGGCTACTACGTCACGCTGCACAGCATCACTTCGCGGACGCAGGCTAGGATCATCAAGATGGCAAAGGACAATGACAATGAGTAAGAAGTACCACCTACTGCGGGAACTGGGGATCAGCAAAAGCACCCTGTGTTTCGTTCTCGATGAGGAGTCGGGTTCGGACCACCTCACCGACGAGAGGGTGTCGCAACTCCGGCGACTGATCGACCGCGAGGGCATGAGCTATACGCTCGCTGAACTGGAAGAACTGTCGGCAGTATTCTGCCGGTCGCATGACGAGGTCTGCGACGGAGAGTGCGGATGCTCATCGGCTGAGCAGAGGAAGAGCCAGGGGAGATTCTCGAAGGCTCTGGATGCACTCGAATTCATCGAAGGTGAACGCGACGCTGACAACGAATAGGCTGCGGTCCATACCGACAAGGAGACGAAATGTACAAAGCGTACTACGAGATTGACGACGAGTCCTGCCCTGATCGGGTGGTCCAGGTTTCGGTCACCAGGGTTGATGGAGGGTGGGTGCCGGAGGTACAAGATGTTGCCGACTTCCAGTGGACTGGCAGCGGGTGCCGCGTGAGTGTCGACTATGTCGGCTACCTGGACTGCGGCCCGTGTGAGTCGAAGGAAGAAGCGATCCACGCCATCAACGAATGGCTGGAGAAAAGGGAGCATCGCCCGTGGCGGGTTGTGCCTGAGTCGATCAACGACTGGTCTTACTAGGAGAATGGCAATGGATCTTCGATGGAGTACCGACAGGTGCGACCTGCTGGGACCGAGGAACGAGGACGAGGAGAGGCAGTTGATCGATGTCGTGCTGGCCTCGGCCCAGATCGGAATGACCAGGATCACTGCCGACAACTGCGACGAGTGGGAGTTTAGGGTCAGGGTCATGCAGCGAGCCAGACTGGGCTACGGGATGCAGGACATGCAGGCGAGGGTCATGTCGGTGCGCTGGGCCGGACTGACGGTGGACTGCAAGGAGATGACACGAGAGCAGTTCATGGCTCGTGTCATGAAGATGCTGGAACGCCGTGTCGAGAAAGACATGGTGGACGAAAAGAGACGAATCAACACAAGGAAACTGGCTATGAATTTTGTGATCTGCACGAACACCGAGATTCTGGGCGATGGCACCTACCTCGCCTATGCAGGTCGGCATATCGATGTTGGCGGTGTCATTGATGCCGCCAAGAATGTGGTACTCAAGGTAGACAGCGCCGACTATGAGTGCGCCAGTTCCTTCTCGGACTGGAAGGGTGGCATCTATGACCAGTTCTATGCACGGTGTGGACTGGTTGCGTACCCCAAGGACTCGGGGCCAGAGGTTGCTGCGGTTGCCGAACAGATCAACGATGCGATCAGGCAGGAGATCGAGCGACAGGACATGGAGGAACAGCTAGACGACTGCGAGCACTATGCTGCCGGTCTGGCCTGCGGCGAGGTGGAACTGGACGAGCAGCTCAAGCGACTGCTGGTGGAGTTGATTCCCGATGTGGACAGCAGCGACAAGGATGAGATCATCACCGCCCTGCGGCTGCGTGCTGCGAGCGGCAAGTAGTTTCAAACGACAAGGAGACAGACAATGAACAGCGTCAAGCTTCCCGCGTCCATCTCGCGCAAGTGGCAGACGGTCGGCCATGACCGTCCCTTTATGGGGTGCGTCAATCACGAGGATTGCAATCCCTCCTCGCATGGCGGCGTGCAGGTGGTGCAGGTGAGGAAGACATCGAAGCAGTACGAGGTTCGCGTTTGCAACGTGAACGGCTGGCACGATGAGGATGGCAGGGCGTGTCCTGCTACGCTCGTCGACGGTCGTCTGTGCTGGTAGTTTCAACAACAACGCAAGGAGAAAGACATGCCAACTGGCCGTACTAACTGGCTGACTCACCGAGTCATTACCGTACCCATCCTCCACCGAGAGGTCACCGCAGACTTGGTGGGAGATTTCGTGTGGGATAACAAGCTGAACGTCGACGCAGAGTGGCATTACTCCCCCGATGGCGACGTGGCGCACCTCTGTGTGACCGGCTCGCAGGCTTCGCTCAGGCGAATCGAGGATTATGTGGCTGGGTATCAACTCGGCTACGACAGGGGCTACAACCTGGGTGCCAAATTGGGCTGAGACAGTCCACCACTGACGAAGGAGAATGACAATGGCTAGAGCCATGGACCACCCAGACTTCATTTCGGTCGTGGAAGAAGACATGAAGAAGCAGGCACTGCAAGGCCTGCGGTACTTTGCTGCCTGTGCGGGCATCAGGGGAGAGATTACCTGCGAACTGATGGATGACGGGATCGCCTCCAAGTTCAAGATCATGGGGGTCGGCGTTTCACTGCGGGGGAAGCAGCGACTCAAGGACTGCTTTAGTGGGATGGTTATTGCCAATCGCTACCTAGAGTGATTCTTTCTGGGAATTCGGCCCCCTGCCTGTTG